TTGATGCCGCGTCGATGTCCTCATATTCATCTTCCCTGCATCCCGTTGATACTCGGTAGGCTAAAACCTTGCCATCTTCTTCGTAGATGATGCCGTGAGCAATCTTTGAGCCAGCATAAGGCCCATCTTTTACGGTATACTTGCTATTACTCTTTCTGTCCGCGTGCTTGGTCCTTACTGCATGGGCTGGAATAATCTTGATACGTGGTAAGGTGCCTGTATCGTCCGTGGTTAAAAGCGTAAAATGATCACCTCTAACGTCCATCTCCTTGGAAACTCCCTCAAGATTCTGCCACCAGTCCCATAGACCCGCACGTAAATCTAGGGTTTTGAAGAAAACATTGGTAAACCATTTAGCGACTTCCTTGCCCGTTTCTGTGTCTGGCCCTTTGTATGTCGGCAGGTAAGCTTGACCGACTGAATACGTGCTTTTCTGGTCAACTACGCTCTTAAACGGCCCCATGTTGAAAAACAAGCGAACGCATAGCGAGACAATTACATCTCGATCACGTTGGCTAATCAGGTCTTCAATTTCCTTGTTTTCCAGCCTATACTGTGGCCCACGCATGCGGTTTTCGCTTGATCCGTGGACTAACTTTGGATTACTGGTGACTGGGTCGCCTCTTGAATCTAGAATCATTTAAAAAATTGGTCTGGTTCTGGTTGTGATCAAATAGCCTTTGTCGAACATTTCCACGGCTCTAGCTAAAATCTCAGTTTCTTGGTCGATTGATCGACCATGAGTGCCAGAGAAGCTTTGCCCGTTCGTTGTTGAACTTGTCAGTTGGAATGAAGAATTAGAGTCGCCAATAGATTTGAGAGCAGCATCTAGCTTTTCCCTATACCCGGCAATAGCTGCTTCGTCATCCTTATATCGAAGATATATCCTTTGTGCTTGCTGGTGAATAGATGGCATGGCCCTATTACCCTAGGCATCCGTCCGAATGTCAAGAGCACAAAAAAACCGCCACCCCGTAAAGGATGACGGCTTATAGATCAAGACAAAATCAATCTACATATTTTCTTATGGTTGGCAAGGAATTATTTTCTTAAATTCCTCTAGTATCGCGGCAAGTTCATCTTCTGTAAAAGTGCTTTTACCGTTTTTTACATCGGCAGTTCGTCGAGGTCTAAGGCCACAACGCCTTTCAAGCTCGCTTGTGTTTATTAGGGGCAGCACGGTTTTAAGGTGCTGCCATGTTAGTCTGGTATGCATAAATCTAAATGAGGTGCGTCTTCCGTGTCGATATGAAAAGTTTCATAGTCCAAGGTGTCGATAATCCAGTAAGTTGGGCCTTCATCACCCCATCTTGCTCTATCAATAGTTACACCTATAACCCAACCTTGCCCAGACGTAACTAGCTCTTCTGCTTCTTTTTTTGTTATTGTTTTCATGATTTATTTTAGTGTTACAGTGCGTCTACTATAACATGTCCCCAGTCTTGGTTTTTAACTTTATCAGTAGTGCCGTCAGTATTGATTGCCACGTATCCTTGGCCGCCAGAGTAAATGCGGACATGATCACCCTTAGCCCATATGCGGCATGAGTTAGCAGCCGACTGGTTGATCTTGGCCACCTTGGCAATGATCCCTTCAGCTATTGCCATAGGTGTCATTTTTTTTGCCGCATCCTTAATTTTAACCCATGCAAGCTTGAGGCATTCGCTGAAATTGATAATGCCATCGAAATTAGCTTGAGCCTCGCGGCGGATACTGTGTGCTAATGTCATAACCTTTTTTGCTGTCTCGTTGTTTGTCATGCAACTACATTCGCACAAATTTACGACAACGCAAGATTTATTTTCATTTATTTTTACGAATCGCTTTTAATCCTCGAAAATTCCATTCATGAGAGCCGCCGCTACATTGTAGTACTCAGCATCCCATAGGTGGTTTTGTCGGTCAGCGGCCTCCCATACTTGCTTGCCGTTATCCTTCTCCTTTCTCACTTCCGATTTCATGTGCCTTTTATACGCCTTGGAAACGTCTTCTGGAACGGTCCAGTTTATTCCCTCACCGTTCATAAGCCTCCATAAAATATCTTTGATCGGGTTTGACGCGACCTCAAAGTAAATAGCTCGCGCCACTAAAGTCTTGCCCTCTTTAATCTTGGGAGCGGAGTAACTTTTTTCAACAGTGGCCCCACCTCTAATTTTGTGTTTATACGAGGTTACCACACCATTGCCTCGAATACCCGTCCAGCCGTATCGTTGACACCAAGATGCAATCTTGTCTGAGTCAAACTGTATGTCTATTAGTGTTTTTCTGTCCTCTACAGCATACTTCTCTTGCAAGCTTCGTAACTCCTGAGCGTCCTTATTCTCTGGCACGTATCCAGCAAATAGCAACTCGGAGCCTTCACCCTTAGCCCACGCGCGAACAACTACCCAGAAGTGATCCCCGCCTTTATCGCAGCTCATGAAGCGATCCGTTTCATTCTTCATTTTAGCCTTTGGATCACGGTCTTTTAGTTTGGTATCAGAAAGCCGCATCTCTTTTCTTTTCATCCCAAGGTCATCTTTCCAAGGTTGGCAATCGTCCTTTTGGTGTGTCTGCCTCCATAAATCAACAACGCCCAAATTGAGCTGCTTCTTTGCTTTCAACTCCTTAAGAACATAACTTGCCCAAGATGTATGCCAAACGCCTAAACGGTGCATTCTGTAGCCTTTGTGGCCCTTTAGCCCCTTATCACTCGTTGGTACGTATCTTGACTTTTTGTGCATATCTCGACGCACTCTGATCTGATCGGGGTATATGTGGCCACATTTAGGGCATTCAATCCGTGCCGTATCGGCTGTTGCTTGGTCATCTATGGATCCTTCTACCTTGATAATATCATACTTTAAGATTTTACGATGATACTGGACCATGTCGCCGCAACCATCACACTCAAAACTCCACTCGTTTTTATCGGTCTCCTCAAATGCCCTATCCATAGAATCATCTACAAGACCAGCTTGAGACACTAAAAACACCTTTCTATTCCAGCGATTATGGTGCCTACCTAAAAACTCTTGCATCAAATCAGGCTTCCACGTCCAGACCTCATCACCATATAGGTATTGCATACTGAGCTCCTGACATGAAGATTTGTTCGCCCCTCGAATGTGCATCGGCATGTGGGGGAAAATTATGTCACCTTTTCTGTCTTTATGTCGATCTTTTGGCCATAAATCACGGACCCTAGGAACCGACTTTAAAGCATAGCTTAGTCTCGATTCCTTCCAGATTCTCGATGTGTCATTAGTTTGAGACAAATACAGTAACGGTCCGGGCGATTCGGCCACAACCCAAGCAAACATGGCTTCAGCCATAGCCGATTTGCCCACACCCGTTGGCCCATACAATACAACTTGCTTAGTGTCATAGTTCTTGAGCTGCATCAACGGCTCCCGAAGCCAAAGACTTTGATTGATGTCAAACTTTTTGCCACGCTCCGAATTAAAAAGGCTGACATTCTCGGTCATCCAATCGGGCGGCGCTAACTCAGACGGTGGCTTTACACCTAGGCGAAATGCTTCACTCATTTTCTTTCCTTTAACGTCCTCCAAAAATCACTCTCACCATCTGCAAGACCTTTTAAAATATCCAACTTCAAGCCCTCGTAAATTGATAAAATCTCAGATTCGGTACACCCTGCACATCTGCCGGGTAAATCATTTCCCAACTTGTCGAACGCTGCTCTAACGGCTGTCCCAATTTTCGTTTGCTCCTCCTCTACAATCTTTCGCGCCAACAAAAGCCCCTCCTCCTTTTCGGCCGCAATTAGGTTTTTGAATGCAAGTGCCTTTTCTTTTACGATTACCGCAGTATCCCTGTCCTCTGTGGTCAGAAGCAACTCCTTTAACGAGGCTAATGTTTGACGATCAGATTTATCGCCATCAGGCATCTCCATCACAGCATCTTGCGGCACTCTAGGCCTACGATCTTTCAACGCCTCCGCTAGTGCATCCTTGTCGTAAACGTTCACACCTTTAGCCGATATCTTCTTTATGATGTCTCTGGTTACCCCGTTTTCTTCGGCAATCTTGGCGTGTGATTTCTTAGGCATTATTTCTTAAGTCCTTTCAACCCTTCAATACAGTTAAGGTGCGTTGTCACTATCGAGTCCAAAACGGGCTTAGTTCTTTTTGCATCCTCTGTGCCGTCCTCAAACTCTTTCTCCCAAACCTCCATCCTTGTTCTAGCACGTCTCGCCCATTTGTAGGCCAACTCATCAATTTGATTGTTCAACTCTCGCCTCCTCCTATTCTTCAACCAGTAAAGCATAGAACCCACAAATGCAGGTGCGATTGAACAACCTAGGCAACAAGTGAACATATAGATGTTGCTGGACATAGGTATTCCTAGAACTTTTAGCATGACCCACATGGTTATAAGCTGAGCACAGCCCAGTATTAATGGGATACAAATAATGTCGGATAGTCGTCTAAGTATTTTCATTTTTCCTTATCGTCGTGTTGTTAAAGTCTGGTGCCGTATTTTTAAAATCCTTGCGCAGAAAAGCATCGGGAGACTGTG